TATATGTAGACCCTGCTAGTAGAGATTTTTTATTTAGAGATGCTAATTTTATTTCAGTAAGAAAGAATGTATCTAAAACTCAGTTAATGAATTTATTCCCTGAGTTCGCTGGTAAAATGAGAAAAGTTTCAGGTAATGCTGGTAGTACAAATTATTCACAAAGACCTTCAGGTGATATGCAATCTATTCAACCTGAAGATATTACAATGGGTATAACTATCGAAGGTGAAGATGATGATATTATACCATACTACGAAACATATTCTAAAAAGAAACATGCTTATAGAAATGTATTTATAAAAGTTCTCCCATCTCCTATCGAGATGCAACAGATAAGAGAGAATGTTGACGAACAAATGTCTGAATTTCAACAAGAAGTTCAAGTTCAATTAAAAGAAAAAAGTTTAAGTATTCAACAATCTTTAGAAGCTGGAGAAATAATACCAGAGAGAGCTGAAATTGAAATAGATAGAGCTGCTAAAATGACTGAACAGGCTATAGAAGAAAAGAAAGTGCAATTACTTTCAGAAGCTCAAGATTCAGCTACAATTATTGACCAACAAATTATGACAGAAGAAAGCTACCAAGTTATTGAAAAAGGTGGCGATATGAAAGACCAAATAGTTGAGGCTATAAAATTTTATGAGAATAGAGTTCACTTAACTTGTACTGTTAGTGATGATGTATTTTTATACGATAGAGTTCTTCCTGTTTCAGAATATCCAATAGTACCAATTCCTTATATGTATACAGGAACACCATATGCTATGAGTGCTGTATCTCCTTTAATTGGTAAACAACAGGAGATTAACAAGGCTCATCAGATTATGCTACATAATGCAAACTTAGCTTCTAATCTTAGATGGATGTATGAGGAGGGTTCTGTACCTGAGGAAGAATGGGAACAGTATTCGTCTTCACCTGGAGCTTTGTTAAAATATAGACAAGGGTTTTCTCCACCAACACCTATTCAACCAGCTCCTATCAATAATGCTTTCTATACGATTACTCAAGAAGGTAAGGGAGATGCTGAATATATAGCTGGTGTTCCTTCAGCTATGATGGGTTTTACACAAGAACAATCAGAGACATATAGAGGATTACTCGCAAATGATGAGTTTGGTACTCGTAGATTAAAAGCTTGGATGGGTAGTGTGGTTGAGCCGGCTTTAGAACATTTAGGTAGATGCTTTCAAATGATGGCTCAAAATCATTATTCAGTAGAGAAAGTATTTAGAATAGTACAACCTGAAGCTGGACAACAGCCTGATGAAGAAAAAGATGTAAGAATTAATATTCCTATTTATAATGATTATGGTAAAGCTATCTCAGTATATAAAGATTATGCATCTGCGAGATTTGATATTAGAGTTATAGCTGGGGCTACAATGCCAATTAATAGATGGGCATTATTAGAAGAGTATTTCAGATGGTTCCAATCTGGATTGATTGATGATATTGCGATGATTGGTGAAACTGATATTAGAAATAAGAAACAAATTATTGAAAGAAAATCAATGTACTCACAACTCCAAGGTCAGGTCTCATCAATGGAAGAAGCGATTAAAGATAAAGATGGAACTATTGAAACATTAGAGCGTCAGTTGGTACAAGCAGGTATTAAGATGAAAGTCGGAGATGCTGCTAATGAAGTTAGAAAAGATGTGTTAGAGACAGAAGCCCAACAAAAACTTCTAAGAGGTATGATGAAAGCTGAGTTTGGTAGGATGAGAAAAGATATGCAGGAAATGGTTAAATCTCAAGAATCAGAAGAAGTAGAAGCTGAATAGTGGCTTGGGCTAAAAAAAGCTATCCTAAGATGGCTAGAGGTGGTAGTAAGAATGGTAGATGGAAAGATGGAAGCAGTCAAACACACTATAGAAATAAAACTAATGCTAAGTCTGGTCAAGTTGTTCACCATTCTGATGGGAACAAAAAGAACAATAGTAGGTCTAATCTTAGACTTATTAGTAAAGCTCAGCATAATAAAGACCACCCTGAAAAAGGTGGTAACAGAAAATGCAAAAGTGGCTACGTTTGGAGTAGTAAAATTAAATCATGCGTAGGTATAAAAAACTAGTTGTTTTTATATTTGTTTTTGCATTAACTTAACGAAACCAATAAAAGGATAAAATATGGCACAAGAACAAGTAGGCAACGCTTCTATAGAAGAAGCCCCCGAAAGTGATTACCAAGCCCTAGATGATATTGAATCTGGAGATTTCTTTGAATCTTTAGATACAAGTGTCAACTCAGGGATAATAGATAGCGAATATTCGCAGTCAACCTCGCAAGATTTAGGCGATAATACGCCGGCGAGCCCTAGCGGAGTTCAAGAGCAAGGCGACGATGCTTTGCAAAAAAGGTATAGTGATTCAAGTCGTGAAGCTAAACGTCTAAATGGCAAGCTTACCGAAATAGAACCATATATGCCAATACTCGATGCAATGAGAGAAGACCCTAATTTGATTCAGCATGTGCGGAATTATTTTGAGGGTGGTGGTCAAGCACCAGAAAGTATGGCTCAAAATATGGAGCTTCCTGAAGATTTTTCATTTGACCCAGATGACGCTTTTACCGACCCTAAGTCGGATTCAGCGAAAGTATTTGGGGCTACTGTTGATGGTATTGTCCAAAGACGACTTAACAATGAGTTAGGAAAACAGAAGACAGAAAACCAAAGACTCGCACGAGAGACTGCATTTAGACAAAAGGTTGATATGACCGAAGACGAATGGTCTACTTTTGTCGATTTCGCTAAGAATAAATCTCTAGAATTGGATGATATATATTATCTCATGAAGAGAAAAGAACGTGAATCTAATATTGCTGATAACGCAAGACAGCAAGTTGCTACTCAGATGAGAAAAGTCCAAGAGCAACCACGTTCATTAGCAACAGCAGGTAGTGTACCAGTAGAAACATCTCAAGATGACCAAGTATTTGACACCTTACTCGGTATTGACCAAAAACTGGATAATGCGTTTGGCTAATAGTTGATTTTTTTGGCTATTTAGCAGACGCTTAATGTTAAATAGGAGATAAGGTAAAATGGCTGATTTATTTACACTCGACGCCGTTGCTGATGTCGCTGGTGGTAGTGCTGGGTCCCGATTAGGGACTTCACTAGATACTGGTGTTCTTCGCAGACGGTACGATTTTGGTAGTAGGGTATCTGAGCTAGCAATAGCACAAGACCCTTTCTTCCGTTTCGTATCTAAACTTGCGAAAAAGTCAACCGACGACCCGGAGTTTAAGTTCACAGAACGTAGACCCTCTTTCCATAAACGATACGCATATGCTACTGGTTTCAGTAATGATAATGCTACTTGGGTAGAGAATCAATCCTCTAACCAAACTACGCAGTATGATAAATATGAAACCGCAGCAAATACCGTTTACGTTAAACTAGCTACAGACTATACAAAATCTGGCAATCGTCAGAATGTCTATGGTCAAAGTGGTCAAGAAATTGTAATTGGTGCTGATGGTACACAACCTCAGTTTTATATGCCTGGTCAGATGTTGAAAATTAATTTTTCTGATTCTGCTGCAGGTGCTGTAAAGTCATATGCTATTATAAAGGTTGACTCAGTTACTTTGCAAGATGAGAGTACAAATCCTCCTACAGCTCACGATGAAGGTGAAGCTGCTCTTATTAGAGGAACAGTTGTAAAAACAAAAGATGCTGGAGATGATTACTATGCAGGACCACTTGGTGTGAATGCATCTGCTGGTGATAGTACTTATAGCACATCTATTGCTGGTTCAACTTCTTCTAATGGTTTAGAGCAGTCTAGAGTTTATGTAGTTGGCAACTCTCACTCACAAGGTTCTGGTTATCCTGAAACATGGAAAGACCAGCCTTTCTCGACAGCATATGGGCGTACCCAGATTTTCAAAACAGCTATGGCAATGGATAACACTACTCGTGCTACCGTGCTAAAGTATGAACCGAATGAATGGGCTCGTATCTGGCGTGAAAAGCTAATCGAACATAAATGGGATATCGAACAAGCTATCCTGTTTGGTTCACAATACGATTCAGGAGATGAATGGTATACACAAGGTGCTGTTGATTTCATTTCAAGTTATGGAAATGTGTTTAGTTTGACGCATGCGTCAAAAACACAAGATGATTTCTTAGATGATTTGAGCAACTTCTTAGACCCACGTTACAATAATGCTAACGCAACATTGTTCTTCGTGGATACGCAGACATATAACTGGCTGCATAAACTAAGTGGTTACTTCTCAAATAATCTTGAGGTTTCACCTAACTTCCGTGCTGATATGGCATTGATGGGCAAAAAGAAGGTATTTGGAGCGGATATTACAACTATTAGTACTCCTTTTGGAGATATGAACGTAACTCGTAATATTCACCTGGATGGTTCACCTATTAAGATTCTAGCTGTTAACATGAAGCATGTTTCTTACAGACCATTGGTCGGTAATGGACTTAATCGTGATACAGCAATCTATGTTGGTGTTCAAACCTTAGAAAATAGTGGTGTTGACCGTAGGGTTGACTTAATTCAAACCGAAGCTGGTATGGAGTTTCAGATGCCTGAAGCCCATGCTTACTGGACATAAGGAGGAAAATTATGGCAAATCCAATGTATGGACAGAATAAGTTTGATAATTCAGTTGGTGAGAAATTATTTTCTGAAGCGGGAACGCTTGCAGAACATGAAAATTCAACTGATGCTTCAAATATAGCATTATATACAATTCCAGCTAATAAGTTAGAATTAGGTGATATTGTTAGAATTAAGGTTTTCTGCACAGTTGTAGATAGCAATGGTTCAGATACTTTAACACCCATCCTTAACTTTGGTGGTTCAGCTATTGCTAGCGGAGCAGCTCTTGATGTTGCTGATAGTGATATTGTATATGCTTGGGCTGATGTTCACGTAACAGCAGTTGGTTCTAGTGGTACTATGACTGCAATTGCTGAGATTAGAACAGATGCTTTAGGTGCAGTACACGTTATAGGTGCAACTAATCTATCATCTAAGGATACTACTGGAACACTTGATGTAGCTCTCAATGTTGATTGGGATGCTGCACATGCTGATAATGAAGTACGAATTGATGCATTTAGTGTCGAATTAGTATAGGAGGTAGAAAATGGCTAAATTAGGTTCAAGAGCTAGTTATGGTGGAACAGTTGTTGAGAATATCTCAGCAGCTAAGACGCTAGACCCTAGTGATTCTGGAAAAGTGTTTACACTTGACTTAGATGGAACTTTTAGCATAACCCTTCCAACTGCTGCTCAGGCAGGAGCTGGTTGGACTGCTAGATTTATCTGTTCAGATGCCGGTAGTGGTACTGTTAAGGTAATCCCAAATTCCGCTGAAGATACT